ATTAGCTAATGCAGACTATAATAAAAATGATAAGTTTTGGAAATTAGTAAAAATCGCTCTATAATCGTTCAGAATCACTAAAAACTGAAAAAATTAGAAACTAACACTGAAAATCAATTATAGAGCAAGTTAGAAAAATGGACAAGATTTAAGAAATTCCAAAAACAAGAATGGCTTATCTAGGGCGTTACAAAGGTTGAATATCCAAATAAAAGAATAATTTTAACAACTATTCAACAAATTAATGTATAATAAAGTATTAAAAAGTTAACATTGCATTAATGATTAGTCTTGTAAGACTAAAATGCGTACTACAATAAATTAATATATAAAGTAAAATAACAGAGAGAATCAAGTGAGTGAGACTAGCTTAAATTCAAATTAAGAGGAGAGAATTAAATTATGGCAAAGGAAAAAGAAATCACAATCATCAAAAGGGGTAAAGCAGAATTTAATTTAGTAGGGAAGGCTAAAGTATCAGGATTTACATTTAAAACAGATATCGAAAGTGGAAAAGAAGGTTCAGACTGGATTTATAATCAAATGAACTTAGGAGTTGAATGTGGAAAAGAAGGTACTATATATGCCGATTTAATGGGTGGTTACGGTTCGGAAAGAGAAAATGTTGTATATGTTCACGGTAAAAAGAAAGATGATAGTGGAAGAAATCAAGATGATTTTGAAAATGGATTTAAAATAGATTGGGAAGACAGACTAGATGAAGATAACTTTGATTCAATTGGAGAAAGATGTTTTATCACAGTAGGATTAGAAAAAGACGATAAGGATAAAACGGTTTATAAGAAGTTTTTAACACCTTATGATGCTATTCAATATGTAAGTGAAAATTTACAAGATGGTACAGTAATAAATATAAAAGGAGATCTTAAATATAAACTTTATAAAGATACATATTCAGTGAGTAAAGAAATTAGAAGTATTGCATTATCAAATGCCACAGAAGATAAGTTCAAAGCTACATTTACACAAACTATTTTTGTAGAATCAGATGCTATTGGAAAACCTGATAAGGAAACAATGACAATTCCTATAACTGGACACATAATAGATTTTGTTAAAGAATTAAATGGAGATAAAGTAACTAGAAAAGTTAAAAGAAAAGAAAAAGAAGGTTGTAATTTACCATTAGTAAAAGTATTTGATGTAGAAATCGCCGAAGAAAAAGAAAACACTATGAGATTCTTAAAGCAATTTAAAACTAAAAGCAAAAAGGTAACCGAAATTACGGTTGAAGGTATATTTACTAAAGGTTCTTTAAATACAGTCGAAGTTGGAGAAGAAGATATTCCAGATGATATCAAGGAACTTATTGAATTAGGAGTTATTGATAAAGATGAGGTTGTTGGTAAAATGGCATTTGCAAATGGTTCTAAAAAACCTGAAAGAATGATAATTAAGAAACCTTTCATATCAATGGTTGAGTCTAATGGTAATAAAATACCTAAAATTGCAAAAGAAGCAGACAAGTATAATGAAGACGACTTAAATCCTTACTTAATTATAGAAGCTTTAGGTGGCAGAGTTATAAAAGCCGATGAAGAGCCTGTTGGCAATAATGATACAGAAGACGAAGAAATTGATACCGATGATATAGATGTAAATAAATTAATGGGCGAACAAGATAATGAAGATGGCGACGAAGATTGGTTAAAAGACCTATAAAATTACATATACAAAAGAATTTAAATAAATGAAACCTAGTAAGTATAAATATAATATCTATACTTACTAATATAATAATAAATTAAATATGAAGGAGATTGATTAAATGTTTAGAAAACCAGCAAAAAGTAAAATAGGTGGAAAATTTTTCGTATATGGATTTTCAGGAGAAGGTAAGAGTTTCTTTGGATTAACTTTTCCAAAGATAGGAGCTATAGACTCAGAAACAGGATTAGCTTTCTATGAAGATGAAAATATAAAAATAAATGGTAAAACATATAATAATCTAGCATTTGTGGATACAACATCTGATTTAGATGAATTAGAAGAAGATTTAGACAATATTATAGAAGGTGATGTTGATATAGAAACGCTTTTAATTGATTCAGAAACAAAGTTCTATAACACTATGGATATAGGTGCAACAGAAGCTGAAGAAAAGAAAGCTAAGTTAAGTGGGAAATCTGTAGATGCTAGAGCAAAATGGGGTAGAATTAAAAATATTAATATGAAATTCCAACAAGCTAAAATTACTGCATCAGCAAAAGGTATTCATATTGTTTCTACAGCACAGGGAGTTGCTATAACTGACAATGATACACAAAAGATAATAGGATATAAACCAGATACACATAAATCATTGAAGTTTGATTATGATGTTGTATTAAGATTTTATGTTGAAGAAGATAAAAAAACAAAAGAAAGAAGATATTTTGCTGAGGTTATTAAAGATAGAACTCCTGTGACCGAAGTAGGACAAATAATTGAAAATTGTACATATGATGTATGGAAGCCATATTTTGATAAAAGAAATGGTGTCGGTTCTGTAACAAGTGGTGCTAATTTTACTAAAGATTTAAAAAATTCAACAGATAGTGTATTAAATAATGCTGAACTATCTACTAAACTAGCTAAGGATATAAAAGATTTTATAAGTGAACACAAAACAGAAACTAATATATTAAAACAACTTAAGGCTCTTGCAGATGAATCAGGTATTGATATGAAAAACTTAGATTTAGAAGAACCTAAGAAATTACAAGAATTTATGACTGCTATTAAAAACATTAAATAAAAAAGTTAATAGGCGAGTTTAATTCTCGCCTATTCTTATAAAGAGGTGAGTAATATGAAAAGATTGACGTTAGAAGATATAAAAATAAGATTATATAATAAAAATAAAAATATAGCTATTCTTGATGATGTGTATATAAACTGTGATAGTGAATTATCTTGTAAGTGTTTGATTCATAATAATATATGGACTACAACTTGGACTAATCTCAATACTGGATATGGATGCCCAATATGTGCTACAGAGAATAAAATAAATACTCGTAGAAAAAATGCTGTAAAAAATAAAAAATCATTTGCAGATATATATCCACATTTTGTTAAGTATTTTAAAAACAAAGAAGATGCATACAAATACTCATATGGTTCTCATAAAAAAACTATCATTAAATGCGATATTTGTGGAAAAGAAAAAGAAGTAACTATTAAAAGTGTACCAATAAATAGTATTTGCTCTTTTTGTAATGATTTTATTCCTTATACAGAGAAGTTTGTATTTAATCTATTAGAACAATTAGGAATTGACTTTGATTTTCATAAAACTTTTGATTGGTCTCAAAACAAAGAATATGATTTTTATATACCTGATTTAAATATTTTAATAGAAGCGAATGGACTTCAGCATTATGAGGAAAGCTTTATTTCCATTAAAGGAGCAAGGAGTTTAAAAGAAGAAATAGAGAATGATAATTTAAAAGAATATTTAGCATTGCAGAATGGAATATTAAAACAAAATTATATAACTATTGATTGTAGACATAGTACATTAGAACACATCAAAAATAGCATATTGAACAATGAAAAAATAACAAGTAAATTTGATTTGAGTAATATTGATTGGTTAAAATGTGGCGAGTTTGCATGTAGCAATTTAGTAATAACAATATGCAATTTATATAACAATAAACAAGTAAGTAATTCGGAATTTATTAAATTCATTCAAAATAAATTTAAAATAGCTTATAAAACAGTTTTAAAATACTTAAAATCTGGAACAGAGTCTAAAATATGTGACTATAATCCCAAAGACTCTTATAGAAATAATTGGAAATCTAAAAAAGTTATATGTTTAGATAATATGAAAATTTATGAAAGCGTATCATTTTTAAATAACATTTTCTTAGATGAATTCGGAGTTGTTAGCACCATTAGTGGAATATCTCACGCTTGCCGAAATAAGAAAGAATATAAAAATTTAACTTTTTTGTATTTAGAAGATTATTATAGCAGGGAGGAATTGATATGAGTAAAATGTCCTTACAAGAAAAAGAAGAATGGAATGAGTTGTATGAATATGTGAAGAAAGAAATACTTAGATATGACGAAAATATGAAACTTCCCAAAAATTTAATCCTCCGAATACTTGGTCTAAAAAACGGAAAATTCATAGCAAATAAGAAAACTAAAGCATTAGGAGATTATTCATTTAAGATAATATTAATGACTTTTAAAATAAATAAATATGAAATAGTAAATGCACTAGCAGATAAAAGTAAATTTAAAGATGAAAGTCATATGATAAATTATATGATGGCAATTATTGAAAAGAAAATTAATGATACATATAGTAGATTAAATAGATTAGAACAATCACAAATAAAAGGGGAGAATTTAGAAATAACTGAATCTGAAAATAAAGCTGAGTATAAACGTAAAACAAAAGAAGTTAAAAATAGTAGGTTAAAGGAGTTATTCTAATATGGTTAAGAAACCAAGTACAACTAGAAAACCTGATGTTTCTAAAATCCCTGAAGAAGAAATAAAAGCCATAAAGAAGGTAAAAGAATATAAGCTAATATGTGAATCCAACATCGTATCTATATTATGGAAAGACGCAGACTTATATTTTGACTATGACTCTTTAACCTTGGCACACTTTACATATAATGAATGGAAAGTCTATTTTCAAATAGGACAAGACGTAGTTGTAAAAGAGAAAAAGCCAATTCTAGATGAAATAACAATTAATTTATATTTAGAAAAACACAATAAGTTAAAAGTTAAATATGATGAATACGGTGGATTTACAACAATAGAAAAAGCTAAAGAGTATGTTAAAGTAAAAAATATTGAAGGATATATAGCAGAATTAAATAAATGGAATACAGTTATTAACTTAGTTAAAAATAGATTTCCAATTGCTGATAGACTAAGTGAATATGTAGATATGACATCTGAAGAAATCTATGATGAATATGAAGCAATTTTGAACCACATATTTATAAATGTAGAAGGAGACGATGAAACTTTTACATTAGCTGACGGAATATATGATTTAATAGACGAATTAGATGAAGGTTTAGCAATAGGTTTACCCTTACATAATTCACCATTATTGACGCACGAAACTGGAGGGAACTTAGGTGGAAATATCACATTAATGGGAGGATTATCTGGGGCAGGTAAAACAACTATGTCAAGAACATTATTACTACCATCTATATTTGAGAATAATGAGAAGATATTAATAATGATTAATGAAGAAGGTAGAAAAAAGTGGCAAAGAGAAATGTTGATATGGGTAGCAAATAATATTTATAAAAAAGACATTCAAAAATACAAGCTAAGAGATGGTAAATTTGATGATGAATTTAAAACATTTCTAAGAGAAAAATGTGCAAAGTGGATAGTAGATAGAGGAGATCAAATTATATTAAAGCCTTTTAAAAAATATTCAACAGATAAAGCTATTAAATGTATTAAAAAATATGCTCATTTAGGTATTAAATATATGATGCTAGACACCTATAAAGCTGACTCAGATACAAAAGATACTGAAGCATTTTGGTTTAATCTTCAACAAAATATGGTTAAGATTTATGACACTATAAAAGAAGAAGCACTAAATGTACATATATGGATAACATTTCAATTAGCAAAATCAAGTAGCAAACAAAGATGTTATACGCAAGAAAATATAGGTTTAGCAAAGAATATTATAGATGTAGCTTCAACTTGTATAATGATAAGAAAATTATTTGAAGACGAACTCGAAGGTGGTAAAAATGAATTAAAAGTATTTAAAACATCTGGGAAAAGTGGGAAAACAAAAATACCAGTACCATTGGATAAGAATAAGCATTATCAGCTATTATTTGTTGTAAAAAATAGAGAAGGTGGATGTAACGAATATGCTATAGTTGTCGAACATGATATGAGTAAAAATATTTATAATGAAGTTGGAATTTGCGTAGTACCAGTAGATTTTTGATAAAATGAGGTGATAAAAATTAATGGTTATGAATTAAAACAGTATATAATAGAAAACAATAAAATTGAATATGTTTTAGAGGAAATAGGATGTACACACATTAAATCATATACTAAAGAATATAGGTGTAAAACACCAACACATGATAATTCTACATCTACATCTATAAAAAAAGAATCTCTTTCAATAACTATTTATGGAAAAGATGATAAAATAACAGGGGATATATACACTTTAGTTATGGATATTAAATCTTTAATATTTCCTAAAGCTGTTAAATATATACATGAAATATTAGGATTAAAATACTATGGAATAAATACTAAATCAGAAACCAAAGAAAAAGTTGATATATTAAAAGTATTTAAAAAGGCACTTAAAAAATATAAAGATTATTATGACGAAGAATTAAAAGTATTAAGTGAAGATATAACTAAAGAGTATGAACAAATGCCATATATAGAATGGGTTAAAGAAGGAATACTTCCTTGTACTCAACAAACATTCGGAATAGGATATAGTGCTAAAAGCAATAGGGTAGTTATACCTCATAGATATTGGTGTGGAAATGAAAATGATTATGTAGGACTTATAGGAAGAACCTTAATTAAAAATTACGATATGTTTGATATACCGAAGTATTTTCCATTATATAAATATCCTAAAAGTCAAAATCTATATGGATTACAAGAGAATTATAAAGGAATACAAGAAAAGGGATATACAGTTGTATATGAAAGCGAAAAGTCTACACTTAAACGCCATAGTAAAAAAGACTATACAGGAGTATCATTGTTTGGTCATGAATTATCTATAGAACAAGCAAAGATACTTATAAGCCTAAATGTAGATATAATAATTGCTTTAGATAAAGATATTTCTTTAGATTTTGTAAGAAGTATATGTGAAATGTTTTATGGAATCAGAAATGTATACTATATTTATGATGAATATGGATTGTTAGGAGAAAAAGAAAGTCCAGCAGACAAACATGAAAAAATCTATAAAGTGTTATTCAATCGAAAAGTCAAATATAACGAAAATGAACATGAAGAATATTTAAAATACTTAGAATCAAAGGAGATTAAATAATGGGTTATTACAAGGAAGATAAATTTAATTATTATATTAAAATAATTAAAGATAATAATTCAGATATAAAACTATTTAATAATTCAAAAGACACTTTAACCTTTGAAGAATATAAAGGCGTAAAATCTTATTATTATATAAAGTGTGATATTTGTGGAACATATGTTAGGAAAACATTAGATAATACTGTTAACAATAAATGTTATACATGTAACGATTGTGCTAGTAAGATAACAGGAGATAAAAATAAATTATCATTTAAAAAAGCCATAAAAAGAGTTGAGTTATTAAAATCTGAAATAAGATTAGATCTATCTCATTCTATAGTAGAAAAAGAATGGAATAAAGTTATAGATAAATATTGGTTTAAATGTACAAAGTGTGGTCAATGGATGTTTAGAGAATATAGATTATTTGTTGATAAGGGTGGAAATATTTGTGGAGATTGTGGTGGACAAACCTCATGGGATATAGTTTCTGCCAAAACCAAAATAAAAGAATTAGGAAGTGAATTAATAAATGATGAATGGTTGGGAGTTGACCATAGATATATGTTTAGATGTATTAAATGTGGTGGTTTAACCAATAAAACTTTTGATAAATTTGTTAATAGCAATCAGCGTTTATGTAATTCATGTTCTGGATCAAAAGGAGAAATTATTATACAAAAGACATTAGAAGAACATAACATTAAATTTATTCCACAATATAGATTCGATGATTTAAGAGGTGAGAATAAACAATTTTTAAAATTTGATTTTGGTATTTTGGATTATAATGATAAATTAAAAAATCTAATAGAATATCAAGGTGAGCAACATTATTTTCCAGTAGATTTTGCAAATAGAGGTGAAGAATGGGCTAAGGAGCAATTTCAAAAAAATCAATATAGAGATAATATGAAAAGAGAATATGTATCAATTAAAAATATAGAACTATTAGAAATTCCATACTGGGATTACAATAATATAAAAAAGATATTAGGAGGTTTATTATGGGAGAAAGAAAATCAAAAGAGTATTTAAATAAATTAAAAAATAAACTAGGAGTAGATATAATTTATTCATGGTCAAGATATCATTCTTACTGTAATGATAGTTATAGTTATTTATTAAAATATATAAAACACGAGAAAGAAGTAAAAAAGGATGGTATATATGGAGTTTCAGGTAATGTATGCCACGATATCATAGAACGTTATTATCTAGGTGAATTAAAATATGAAGATATGCTAAATGAATATGAAGAAAAATTGTTTGAAATGAATGCAATGGAATTAAAATATAATAGAATTGACGAAGAAGCAAATAAAAAGATAGCAGATAAATATGAAAATAATATAAGATTGTTTTTTCAACAATATAAACCTATTGAAAGTAAAATGGTATTAGAACAGTTTGTAACAATTAAAGTAGGTAAGTTCTATTTTCAAGGTTATATAGATTTTGTACATAGAGATACAGAAGGTAATTACATAATAGAAGATTTTAAAACTTCAACTATTTACACAGGAGCTAAAAAAATAGCCGAAGGTGGACAATTAATACTATATTCAGAAAGTCTTATACAAAAAGGAATCCCTTTAGAAAAGATTAAGATTAGATGGAATTTTCTTAAATATTGTAGCATTGAAAGTGACTTGTTTAGTATTGATAAGGAAACAAAAAAGAATAAAACAAAAAGTAAAAATTGTTCAAGAGCAACATGGGTAAAAGAAAGTGAAGGGAATATAAAAAAATGGTTAACCAAAAGTGAGATGTATGATGAATTAGAAATTGAAGATATGATGCAAACTTGTATTGAAAATAATAATTTAGAAACACTTCCACAAGATATACAAGATAGATTTAGAATGGAAGATTGTTATGTTTACTTAGAATTAACACAAGAAATGATAGATGATTTAAAAGATAATATAATCAATACTTTAGAAGATATAGAAATTAAAACTGCTAAGACTAAAGATATATTAAAAACATTAGAAAGTTTAGACAAAATAAAAGATAAACAACAAATTAAAGAGTTAAATCAAGAAATAGATGAAATGTTTTGGAGTGAAATTGATGCAAGTAAAGAATATTACTACTATAATCTAATGCCTTATACAAGACAACAGCACAAACCTTTTGATGAATACTTAAAGGACGTTAATATGTTTGTAGAAGATAGCTTTGATAAAGAAGAAATAGGTGACGGCTTAGATTGGTTAAATGATTTGTAAGAAAGAGGTTGTTTAAATATGAGAAAAACTAATAGAATTGGAGAAAATAGTATAAATAAACAAGGATTAAAAATGAAAATAATTGAATATAGAAGGAATGATGATATTACAGTAAAGTTTGAAGATGATTATGCTTGCGAAAGCCAATATGTACTTTTTCAAAAAGGTTCTATTAAGAATCCTTACTTTAGAGAAACACAAGGAGTTGGATATATAGGAGAAGGCAAATATAAACCAAGTATTAATAATAAATTAACTATTCAATATAAATATTGGATGTCTATGTTTTATAGGTGTTATAACGAAGACTATCATAAAAAAGAAAATACTTATATAGATTGTTTTGTTTGCGAAGAGTGGCATAATTATCAATCATTTGGAAAATGGTTTGATGAAAATTACTATGAAATAGAAAATGAAGTTATGCAAATAGACAAAGACATACTAATTAAGGGAAATAAAATATATAGTCCAAAGAATTGTGTATTTGTTCCTAGATCAATAAATAATTTATTTGTAAAAAACGATAAAGTTAGAGGAAAATATCCTATTGGTGTTACTGAAAGAAACAATGGATATCAAGCAAGATTAAATAAAAATACAAAAGACATCAAACTAAGAATAAGCTTAGGTGTTTTTGATACTCCACAACAAGCATTTAATGCTTATAAAATAGCTAAAGAGAATTATATTAAAAAAGTTGCTAATGATTATAAGGGCAAAATACCAAACAATTTATATAATGCAATGATAAATTATAAAGTTGAAATGACAGATTAAAAAATTTTATAAAAGAGAGTGGTGAAATTTTATGGAAGAAAACTACATTGTACATCATTTACATGATGACACATCTAACTGTAATGGATATGCTGATTCATGTACTAAATATGAAGAATATATTAAATTAGCAAAAAAATGTGGAATGAAAGCAATAGCATTCAGTAATCATGGTGGTATATATGATTGGATTAAAAAGAAACAATACTGTGATAAAAATGGAATTAAATATATACATGGAGTTGAATTGTATTTATGTATTAATCTTCAGGACAATACTAGAGGATATCATATAGGATTGTATGGAAAGAATTGGGAAGGAGTTAAAGAACTAAATACTCTTATGTCAATGGCGACTTCAAAAGGAGTAAAAGAGGATAAATCAGATAGACACATGTATTATAATCCTAGAATATCATTTGAAGAACTCATGAATACAAGTGATAATATTATAATTACTACTGCTTGTTTAGCTTCTCCACTATGTAAATTAGGCAATAAAGATATATTAAATGACGTAGAAGGTAATGAAACCGAAGAAGGTAGAAAACAATATGAATATAATTTACAAAAAAGAGATGAATTATTACAATGGTTATCTAAACACAATGATAGATGTTTTTTAGAGATTCAATATCATAATTGTAATAGTCAAATAGAATTTAATAGTCAATTATATGAATGGTCTAAATTATATAATATACCACTAATAAGTGGAACAGATACTCATTCATCTAATAAATATAAAGCCGAATGTAGAACAGTTTTACAAAAAGCTAAAGATAGTTTTTATGGAGAAGAAGATGAGTTTGATTTAATATGGAAAACATATGATGAATTAGTAGAATCATTTAAAATACAAAATTCCTTACCATTAGAAGTTGTACTTGAAGCAATTAATAATACAAATGTTTTATCTAATATGGTAGAAGAGTTTACATTAGATAAAACATTTAAATACCCAAATTTATATGGTAATAATTCAAAATTATTATGGAAAAATAGAATATTTAAAATGTTAAAAGATAAAAAGGAACGCAATATTATAGATGTTTCTAAATTAGAAGAATACAAAAAAGCAATATTAGAAGAATTTGATGTAATGTCTAAGTTAGGAATGGAAAGTTTTATGATGTTTATGTCAGAACTTATGGAGTGGGCTAGAAATAGTGATATACATTCTAGCCCATGTAGGGGAAGCGTAGGAGGAAGCATTATAGCATATATAACTGATATAATTACTGTAGATCCTATTAAGTGGCACACAGTATTTTCAAGATTTTGTAATGCAGATAGAATAAGTCTTGGTGATTAAAATAACAAAATAGTTCTAAATAATAAATAAATATGATATAATAAATTAAAATAAAGGAGGTGAGAATTATGAATCAAGAGTATAAAATGAAAATTTCCAAGGAAACAATTATTGATATATATTATAATGAATATATTAATGGGACTTCTGCTTTAAAATTAGAAGAAAAATATGAATTAAGTAAAGGATATTTATATAGATGGTTTAATAAACTTGATTTACCCTTAAGAGATAATAGTGTTAATTCTAAACAATACAGTTTTAATGAAAACTACTTTGAAAACATAGATACCGAAGATAAAGCATATTGGTTAGGTTTTGTATATGCTGATGGCTTTATAACATCTAAAAGAAAACACGCTA